TAGGCTTAGAATCTCTTTCTTCTTTAAGAATTTCTATTAATTTTAATCTATTCTCTTGTGTAGGTCCACCCATATCCTCCAAATCTCCCATAATCTCTTTCTCTCTACTACCTAATCCTTGATGAGCAGCTGCTATAAGAATACCAACACCTGCCCAAACAAATGGATTCGCTAATAATACCATCAATCCTTTCAAAGCAGTAGCAACAGCAACTAGTTTAAAACCAATATCCAATGCAATTAAAGCACCTATCCCACCTACTATCCACTTCATTCCATTAAAGAATTTAGATACACCCTTTCTATTGTCATCATCCTGTAACCAGTCAAATGCAGTAGTTAATGCTATACCAGCACCAATAGTGGTGAAGAATTTTATTAACTTACCAAGAATACCACCACCAGAACCACGCATACCTTTACCAATTCCTGTAAATCCTAAAGCATTTGATGCAGTTTTCTTTTCTAAATTCTCTTCTTTTTCCTTTCTTCTTAATTTAATTCTTTGTTTATTTAAAAATCTATTCTGTGCTTTTTCTTCAGTAATACGATTAGCAAAATCTGCTGCTAATGCATTACCAATATCACCAATAATTTCACCAGTTTCATTCTGTTCTTGACGTAAAGACTGAACATCGGCTTTTAATGCTTCAACAATACCATAAAGTGCAGATGGTTCTGATGGTTGATCTATAGCATCTACATTAAGTGGCTTTGGACTAAATCCAGCAGACTTTGCAATACCACCAAAAGGAATTTTAGCTACAGAAGCTATAGGAGCACTAGGACGGAATACCGAACTAGATACAATCGATTTCTTTAAAGATGGTTGTTGTGTCTGTAAATTAATTAATGCCACTCTGTTGCTTTTGCTTTAGATTTTCTTCTTCAATGTATTGTTGTAATAAAGAAACATAAACTTCCCTTTCCCAAGGAATCATATTTTCAAGCTCTGTTAAAGAGTATTTATGGTGTTGCATCAACGCAAAATTAGTTTTGTAGTATGACTCCAAATTAGTATGTGCCATACCTAACTGAAAAAAGATGCTAATCCCTCCAATAGTACTTCACTTTCCACATCAGTCTTAGGATTCTTTACCTTTACTTTATGAGAAAGTTTAGGCATTGTCTCAAAGAATCTCTCAATCATTTTAAATTGTTTTGTATTCAATTGTTCAATGAATTCATCCAATTCCTGTCTTGTAGAATCAGAAGCAGACCAACTCTCTTCTTCATTATAGATTAAATCAATACATGATGTAATCATATGCATAGTAGTATCAACATCTGTTGTAGCATCTGCATCAAAATTAGATTGAATAAACTCATGAAGAGATGGATACTTTAATTTAATTGATAAATTATCATCCAATTTAATAATATCTTTATGATCCTTATTTTTCTTTACCTTAATAGCATCAATATCAATAACCTGCTGAACAGTTGTTTCACCGTCATCAGGACATGTAATATTAACTTCAACCTGTTCTCCAACTGATTTAGCTCGAACATTTAAAAATAGATATTCAATATCAAAAGTAGAAAGTTTTTCAACTTTAACACCTTTAGAAAGAATACATGAATTTAGAATCTCAATAACAGCAGAAGTGATCTGAGAAATATCTTCTGACTCTAATGCAAGTATTAAAATCTTTTCTTCTCTGACTAAAAAAGGACGATATTTAATCTTCTTGTTAGTAGAAGGCAATACCAACTCATATGTTGGTGTATTAATTTTTGGTAAAGGCATAATCTTTATAGTACTTCAGTATTTTTATTTATAGGGGTAATTTGAAATTCATTCCATCATACCAATTCTTTGTAGAATATTCAGTCCATACTCCAAATTGACTATCACAGGCATATTGTCGTTGATTCTTCCTAGACACCTCCACGTATTGATCAAATTCAGGATTCTCAAAAGGTAATGTTTTGGCATAATTCCAGAAAGGAGTATCATACTTTGACCCATATTGATAATGCCACAACACAAAATGCTCTATCTCTGATATGAACTGTTTTATTTTATTATTAATGTCTTCTATACCAACAACTGGTGCATTAGGAGAAGGCCATATCCCATTACATATAAAATTATAAACAAATCTAGAAGTCTCTATGTAAGATTGAATGGCAGTTGACTCAAGAGGTTCTAAAAAGAATAATCTATTCCCATTTAAAAATATCCTATCATCAATTACTGGATTCTTTGCAACATAATTTTTAAAGTTAAGATGATTTGTTATTTCAACATCAAACATCTCTAGAAAATTCTTTTCAGCATCTTCCTTTGAAGTTATAGTGTCATTATACAAATATCCCACAGATCCATTACGTGAAGGAGAATCTGGATGTGTAGGTATTACAAATGTCCATCCATCAGGAGTTGTAACATGTCTACTCCACAAAGCATCTGTAGTATTCCAATTTGGATTACCTAAAATTACAGCATTTAATGGATTGACTAATTCATCATAGTCAGAAAGATCATCTGGTTTTCCACGACAATCAAAAATAAAATCAGCATCAATATCTTTAGGATCTACCGTCCCTTCAGTTACTTTAAATTTTCCAGAATTTAATACTGCATCTTGCGTTTCCCAAGGACAAACATGCATTGCTAAGGTATTAGGTGGAAATGGATGAAAAAACTTATCATTATTTTTTCCCCATCCCTCATAAGCAATACCAGTCTTAGGAGTGGAGTGTATTTTATTATTATACCAATCAAAATTAATACCCTCTGCCAATAGCTTGGGAGCTTCTAACAATGTTGCTTGACCAACTCTCTCTGGTTTAATATTTGGATCATGTATCATCTCTACTTCAACATCTGAATTATTAAAATTCGTTGAATAAAGCAATGAAATAAAGCATCCAGCACTACCTGCGCCAACTATAGTAATTTTTTTCATAATAAAATCTCAATGATTATCTAAAATACAACGTAACGATCAAAGTTAAAACTTACAGTAACTCTTAATGCATCTGCTTCACCATATGAAACCTGTACTGGTGTTATTGCTTTAGGGAAGGCATTTATAAATTTATATCGCAATTCACTTCTATGATTTTTCTCAAATTTAGTAATTTGTATAGTACTAACTTTATAAGTATCAGGATATTGCATTCTTCTATAGAAACCTTTATCCTGTTGCCTCATATTTCTATTTGCTCCACTACCAATAAACTCCATCCATCCTTCAAAAATTCTTAATAACGTATAATCCTGATCAACATAGAAAGTAAAATCCATATCAGTAAATAATCTAGTATGAGCATATTCCTGTGGAATTCCCATAAAATTATCTTTTACCTCTGCTGTTGCAAGATTAGAAGTTGGTAATGATGCATCACTACAAAGAATTCCTGCTTTTCTTGAAAGAAAATCTCTAATATTCCTTACATCAGAATATCGTCTCAAATATGTCTCAACCGCAGGAGTCAGTGAAGAAAATGTGACCGCATAATTATTAGTTTGAGCCAAACCCCCTATAAGGGATTTAGCCTCTGGCATTGTAATTCTCCTTGCTAATGAATCTGGCACTCTAAATATCTAATATGATTATCGTAGTTATTTATGGCTTATCGAGGAAAATATAAACCAAGGTGTCCCTACAAGTATAAAGGTGATCCAACTAAGATTATATACAGATCCCTTTGGGAACTTAAATTCATGAGATATTGCGACTCAAATATAAATATTCTTGAATGGGGAAGTGAAGAAATAGCACTACCATATCGTTCTCCTATTGACAATAAAGTACATAGGTATTTTCCAGATTTTTATATTAAAGTTAAAGAAAATGGTGGAAAAATTAAAAGATATATTATCGAGATTAAACCATTGAAACAAACTGTTAAACCTAAAAAACAGAGAAAACAAACAAGAGGTTATGTCTATGAAGTTTATGAATATGCAAGAAATCAAGCAAAATGGGAAGCAGCAAAAGAATTTTGTAAAGATCGAATGTGGGAATTTAAAGTACTAACAGAACACGAATTAGGAATCAAATGAGTCGCTTATCATCTATAGTAGAAAATTTAATTGGAACCGAAGATCCTGATGATTTAATGTTGGAATTGATGGATGCTCTCAATGATACAGTGACACCCGTACCTGATGTAGGAGAATTTTATGTTTTTGTTTATACTCCTAAAACTCCAGGTATTAGATATGATCAAAATCCTTTTGTTGCAGTGACAGATATTTTTCCTTGGGGATTTCGTGGACTTAACTTCCATTGGGGACAATCTAGGCAATATACATGGACAGAAATTGCAGGACAACTCTATAAAGTTACTAATAATGAGATAAATGACCTCGAAAAAATACCTTTTGCAAAGTTCATGCTAAATAGTTAATAATTAATACATAAGGTCGATAATGGCACATAAATGGTGGCACCTAGAGTTTTCTGATCCATTAGGAATGAGTGAAGCAGATTTAGAAGATTGGCGCAAAGAAAAAGAATTAACGGAATATCTTAATAATCCTTCTGATACTGGAGCACCAGCCTTAACTTCTGCCGATTTAGCAGATATAAGAAAAGAAGAAGAGCTTACTAGTCTTGGCATAGAGCAAGGTATAATAACTCAACAAACAAGTGATGCATTAAATAAAGATAGACAAGCATTTACAGATCCTGCGACAGGCAAAACTTATGCAGATAAAGGTGATATACTTTCACCAAAAAATCGAAGAAAATTAGATAAAAAAGAACCTAGAAAAACACTCCAAAGAAAGAAAAGTCCACCGCCACCACCAGTATTAAGATATCCTTTTGAGGGTATGACACAACATACTGATTATCTACAGATTGATGTTGTTGAATATAAACCTCCTGGAAACAAGAAAATAGAAGAAAAAACCAGAAAAATACCATTTAAAAAAATACCTGGTGTAAAACATGATAACTTTGAAAAGATAAAAGTACAAGTTCATTCAGCATCATTTAAAGGAAAACTTGGTGGTAGGGCCAATAGTAGCAATAACTTAGTTGGTGGAACAAGATCGTATGCACTATCAAGAAGACCAATAAAAAGTGAAGGAACTATATTATTACCAATTCCATCAAATGTACAAGATGGAAACTCTGTTAAAGTTGGTGATAATAGTTTGAATGGACTTCAAGCAGCAGGTGCTGCTGGAGTCATGGATGTAATGTCTACAAGTTTAAAGGATGTTAATAGTATTCAAGGAGCTGTATCTAAAATAAGTACAGGTGTTCAAGATGCAGCGTCAAAGTTCAAGGCTGAAGTACAAACAGGTGCTACACTAGATGACGTAAAAAATGTGGCACTTAGTAAACTAACGGCCTCTGTATTGGGTATTGTTGGTGGTAATGTGACAACAAATCAATTAATGGCAAGAGCAGAAGGTCAAATACTAAATCCAAACATGGAGTTATTATTTGATGGTCCTACATTAAGAGCATTTAAATTCCAATTTAAAATGACTCCAAGAAATCCAAAAGAAGCAGAACAAATAAAATTAATTATAAGATCCTTTAAAAGGAATATGGCTCCAATCGCAAAAGGAAAAACAGCAGAAGAAAAAGAAGGTGCATGGTTCTTAAAAACTCCAAAGGTATTTGAATTAAGATACAGAACTGGAAATAAAGACCACGAATATCTACATAAATTTAAACAGTGTTTTCTTACTGATGTAGCAGTTAATTATACTGGTGATGGTGTATATGCAACATATGACGATGGATCTCCAGTTTCATATCTAATGGACTTATCATTCAAAGAACTTGAGCCAATATATGATATTGATTATGATACAGCAGAAGGACAAGAATCAGTAGGTTACTAAAATGTCATACTTTAGAGAATTACCAAATTTATTATATCCATCATTTCTTTCAGATAAGAATTCATCATTTGACTATATTGAAGTAAAAAACTTCTTCCGTAGAGTAAAATTAAGAGATGATCTTCATAATATCTTTACCTTATTTGATAAGTATCAAATACCACATGGAGCAAGACCTGAAATTGTAGCAGAAGACTTTTATGGTAGTACTGGATTAGATTGGGTTGTATTAATGACTGCTGGTATTATTAATGTGAGGAATGAATGGCCTCTTGAAGACAACCAGTTATATAATTACGCTCTAGAAAAATACGGAACAGATCTAAATGCTACTAGATTTTATGAAACAAAAGAAATTAAAGACAGTAAAGGCAGATTAATTATGCCAAAAGGAAAGCACGTTGATAGTAACTTTTCTATATCGTACTATGATGGTGGTAATATAACTGTTTCTGGAACAGATGCCAGAATAGGAGTTAGTAACTACATCTATGAAGCACGTAAAAATGATGATAAAAGGGGAATATATCTACTAAAACAAGGATATTTACAACAATTCTTAAATGATATGAGGAATATAATGACATATGACGAATCCTCAGAATATATTAACGAGAAAACGATAATGGCCGTCAACGTAGATTTATTAATGCCATAAAAAAAGGGGTCGTGAGACCCCTTTCTAGTATCATTCTTCTGCCAGTTGAGCAAAATACGATAATGCGTCATCTTCATCATCAACTGCTGTTGATCTTGAGGATGTTGTAGCAGCAGTAACTAATTCTTCTGCTGAACCACGATCATTGTCTTCTTCAACGACTTCTGGATCTTGGCGAACTGGAGCCTTGTTTCCAAGAACATACCCAAGACGCTTTTTCAAATCTTCATAAGACTTGAACTGATCGGCAGCAACGAACTCTTCAAGAGAGAACTGCTTTTTCCAAAGTGCTTCTAGTGCATCATCGTCATCTAAAAGAGGACTTTGAGCAGCAAACTCAGAAGAGTCATAATTCCTATATCCAGCAACATTCTTTGCTTTCAACTTGAAATTAGCACCTTGCCAGAAATCAAATGGATCAATTGCTTCCTCATCCTCAAACTCAGGCTGCATTGCTGCAGTTAGTTTGTCAAAGATTTTCTTGCCGAACTTGTACAAGAATACTTTACCTTCGTTCTCAGGATTTGATGGATCCTTAACAACATAGATGTTGCTGATGTAAGTCAACTTACGCTTTTGCTTACGTGCAGTTTCTTTACCAGCATCTGTGCCGTTGTTCCAAAGAGTAGTATTAAACTCTGAAACAGGATCCTTCTGACCTAAAGTAGTCAGAGAATTCTCTATGTACCAACCACCAGGGCCTTGAAAGGCATGGGAGTATAGTTTTACAAATGGTAGATCCTCACCATTAGGAGCAGGAAGAAAACGTATTACAGCATATCCATTGCCGCTTTTGTCTACGTCTAATTTCCAGAGACGCTCATCAACTGATGCGCCATTGTTGTTCATTTTTTCGACTTCTTTAACCAGTTTAGCGGTTAATGAGCCAAGCTTAGATTGCTTTTTAAGGTCTTTAAAAGACATTCAGATTACCTCGGATTAAATTGGATTTGTTGGATGTTTAGATTATAGCAAAGATTGAAAAATTAGTCAATCTTTTGTTTGAGAGACTCGATTGTATTTCTCATACCATCGAATAGTACACTTATATCAGTACCCTCTGGGAAACCCATCATGATTACTGACTGTTGTAAGTGTTTTTTCATCTCCATTGCCTTTGGATCATCAGATAATGATACTCTAGTCCACAACGTGCGTTGTAGTTCCAAAAGCCTAGTTAATTTCTCAATGTGTTCCAATCTTTCATTAGTAGGACTAGTATTGATATTCATTATATTGCCATAGACCTCAGTTTGTAACTGGTTGATCTCTTGTAACTCTTCCTGAACAATTTCAGAATCAAAAAATTCACTCATTGACTAATTCCCTTAAGATTTTTTTATATTGAAATACATTAATATTTATGAATGGAAGGTATTTCCTTATCTTCAAACTGACGGTTTCCCATACAGGATCATTCAACTTTTTATCAAAGTTTTTTGCGAAAGAAAAGACTTTTTCCAGTATGATAAGCGTTTCTAGCGAGATCTCTCCACCCAGATATTTTTTTAGAACTATTGGATGCTTGCTGTTGGAGCAATCCAATACTTCGTTCAAGTTTTTGCTGGATAGTAATTCTCTTGACTGTTCTTTGAATAAGTACGTCAAACTCTGTTGTCGTCTCATCCACTCTGCGTAATTTCTTTCGCCAGAATTTATTATTTCTCCAATCCATAGGTTTTGTGGGTTGTCGGTAGATACAAAATTTGCTAAAAGAAAGTTTAGCACTTGTTCATCAGAATACTTCCTAGAAGTTTTTTCAAACCAGTACTTATCCTTCCTCTTATTAAAGGAAGTCATAGTAGCACGAGACTTACCACCATACTTAAAAAAGTCATACTTACTATTAGTAAAATGACTTTTCATAGAGAGATAAGTTTGGTAGGTTTCAAATGGGGTCACTTTCGTCTTCATCACTCTCTTCACTTTCCAATTCTGTAATTTGATCAGCATAGACCTCGGATTTACCTATCATATAAAGATGACCTCTATCATCTTCTCCAAGATATTCCAAATCAGGCATATTATGCTCACGCAATATTGCCTGAAGACGATAATGTATTAATTCAGTTTTAGTCGTCATTAGATGGGAAGTTTAGCCCTCGAAGTTCGTTTCATATAGTTGAGACGGGTTGCATCCCACTTCAGTCGTTCCTTTAAAGGCTTTGATATAAGTTTCGTTACTGATTCTACCTCAAGACTATTGATTTCGCAATAGTGTACAATAGCATCAATATAATTAAGTTGCTCTTCGGCAACAATCTTTTCTATTTCTAAGGCAAATTTAGAAGGAGTTAAGAATTTACTCTCTATTGCCTTTTCTAATTCTTTACTCGGTTCCATAGAGCTCCAATTTATCTCCAACAAATTTTCTAATATATTCTCCGAGGAGTTTAATATATTTTGCTTTGTCGGTTTCTTCATAGACGACACATTCTCCATTTTCACAGGCCATAATGATTACAAGTTTTTTTATAGAGATGTTTTTCATCTCATATAGCATACAACCGTATGCCATTGCTTGAACAAAATAATGTTCAATCCACTCTCGTGG